CAACGGTGCCTGGACTTGGTGCAGAAGAAGCATGTGAACACCGTAGAACCGAGTGCCGAAAAGGGGGCGGAGATGTTCCCCACCTGGCTATCCACCGGCTATACGGACGACGAGGTCACTCTTGCCAAACGGTTGGCCGAGGTCTGCTTGTCCGTGGAACGCGCCGATCAGTACCAGACCTGGATGGAGGTCGGCTGGTGTTTGTACGCTATCTCCAATTCGGAGGAGATGTTCGATGCCTGGATGGCCTTCAGCAAGAAAAGTGCCAAGTTCCGCCACAACGACGTGAGCCGTCTCCAAAGGGACTGGACGATGGGCTGGAGGAGTCACGGCAACTGCTTCACCATTCGTTCCCTCCATTTGTGGGCACGCAATGACAACCTCGTGGAGTACAAAAAGATCATGGACGACAGCCATGTGGAGTTTGTGCTCCGGCATGTGAACAACACGAACAATCACGTGGCACGGCTTATGCAGCGGATGTACTGGAGCGAGTTCCGGGCGGCCGTGGACAGCAAGAAGACAGAGTGGTTCGAGTACCGGCAGAACTGCTGGGAGAAGTCCCCGCAAGGCCTGGAGTTCCGGAACAAGATGAGCACGGAGGTGGCCGACCTGGTGAACCGTGCCAAGAACATCACGAAACGGAAAGGCAATGAGGCGGGCACCGAGATTGAGCAGGAGTACGAGGTCATGAAGCTCAAGGAACTCCACAAGCTCGAGGGCAACTTGTACTCGTCGGCCTTCAAGGACGCGACCGTTCGGGATTCGATCGGCCTGTTCTACGAGAAGGACTTCACCAAGAAACTCGACGCCCAGCCCTACCTCATCGGATTCGCAAACGGCGTTCTGAATCTGCGGGCGGAACGAACCAATGCAGCGGGCGTTACAGAACAGTACTGCCAGTTCCGCGAAGGGAAGCCCGAGGACTTTGTCAGTTACCAGGCGGGTCGCTGGGATCCCAAGCAGTGCCGGCCGATCAGTTACGAGCCTTATTGTGCTGATGATCCAGAACAGGCCGAGATCGATGACTTTATGACGAAGGTCTTTCCTCGCGCTGACCTCCGTGCCTATATGTGGCGTAAGCTCGCCTCCTGTCTCGAGGGCACCAATCGAGAACAGAAGTACGACACCTGGATCGGCATTGGCGGCAACGGCAAGTCCAAGCTCGTCGATCTCATGTCCATGGCACTCGGGGACTATGCAGTGTCCTTGCAGTCGACCGTTCTGACGAGGAAACGCCCCGAGTCGGGCGCAGCCAATCCCGATATCATGGCGGTTCGCAACCGGCGCTTCATCTACATGGCGGAGCCGGATGATGGAGAGGCGCTCAATACCAGCCGCATGAAGCAGTTCACGGGCGAGGATGTCGTGGAGGCGCGTGGCCTGTTCGAGGATCAGTCCAAGTTCCAGATCACGGGCAAGATGTTCATGTTGTGTAACAAGTTCCCGCCGATCAATGCGATGGACAGGGGCACGTGGCGCCGTGTGATGGCCGTGCCGTTCGAGTCGAAGTTCGTGGATCCAGAGTCGGAGGAGGGCAAGGACATCAATCCCGCTGCGAACATCTGGCCGCGCGACAACTTCCTGGACGCCAAGTTGAAGCGGTGGCGATCTCCGTTCATGGCCAGGCTCATTCACATCTACGAGACCCAGTATCTGAAACAGGGAATTGAGCCGATTCCAGCCATTGTCAGGCAGGAGTCGGATAATTATCGGTCGATGTTCGATTCCTTTGGAAAGTTCAAGCAGGCACGGCTCCGACCGGTGGCGGGCGAGGAGGCAGCCATCAAGGAGATCTGGCGCATCTACAAGCAGTGGTCGGAGATGGTGGGGTCGGCGGGCGGCAAGAGGCTGAGTATGATGGAGCTGCAGAAGCGCATGGACGATGAGTTTGGGGCGCCGCCGGATAAGAAGACCTATAAGCGGCTGCGGCTCTTTGAGTCGGATGAGGATATCGAGGACTTTGATAAAGAGGGGACATCACCCTAATGCGCCGAAGGCGCATTAGGGTGCCTCCCCTTCGAACCCCTGTTTGCTTAAACTTATAGATACCCCTACCGCTTAGTATAAAATTACGCCCCCTACAAATTGTAGGGGGCGTAATTTTATACTAAGCACTAGTGTTAAGAATATAATTAAGCCCTCTCCTATGGAGAGGGCTTAATTATATTCTTAACGGTACTAAAATTCAAGTCCTGTTCTTTATGAGCGAGACTTAAATTTATACTAGCATCCGTAGTAGACTAATCTGTATTTCAACCCTGCACTTTTTTAATATGCACACTTTGATAATACTTGTAATTCAATACAAGTCTATCCAGTCGTTCTGGTACATAGGTTGGGACGAATAGAAGACGAGAGTTTGCCTGAGAGGGCAGGCTATGCTCGTTCTCTACAGGGTAGCAAACGATGGAACCTGGTGTTTGGTAACAATGATAAAATCTATACACATTCATTTAATAAGAGTTCACAAAGAACTCTTTAGTTTGAACTGTTCCACAATCCCCTTTTTCTTCAGATCGGCAAAGAACTTGGTCAAATAGGCCTTCACTGTCGCAGTTGTTGCAGGAGTTCCCTGGAACTGTTCTTCATTCGGATAGGCGGCTGACGTTGTACCGCCCGATCCAATCCACTCCCATCCCTTTGGTAACTTATACGCCCACGATCCACCCGTGCCCATCTTATACGTTACAAACAAAACTGCCTCCTTCTTATGAGGAACCCATCGCTGCGCCCGACCCTTCAACAGCACAATCCACTCCTGTCCGTCCAATCCAGTTTTCACGGTTTCAAGTGGAAACAGGGTCGCCGATTCAGCAGGAGCTTTCCTAGAGGCCTTTCGTGTTTTTGGCATTGCTCTACTAGAGCAATAGAATCATCAATATAAATATAAAAATCGTAAGGATACCTGCACTAATCGTGGAGATCAGAATCGAATTAAGTGCATAGCTATGAATGTGGCAGTAATAGAAGATCACGGAGAAAATGAAAAGACTGTAGCTCAGAACCAGAACCCACATCGTATAGTCGTCCAAGATATGCACATTTGTATCGGGGATCCGTTCAGGCATGGCATCCCGTAAATCAACAAAATCACGGCTATGTTGTTCAATGCTTGCTTTCAGTTCTGCCCGTTTCTGCTCCAATTGCTGTATTTCGCCACTAAGATCTTGTGACAATGAGGGCGAAAAGTTTGCATTGCCTGCCGAAACTAACCGTGCATTCTCCCGAGCAGCAAGATTGTAACTAGCGACTAAAGTCTCAATATGTGTTATATCATCTTGAGTACACTTTTCTGCTGCCGCTACATCTGTTGCTCTTTGTGCATTCACTGCAGCTGTCAGCGCCGCTGCATCCGCCGCAATCCGAGCACTCAAAGCAGCTTGACCTGCAGCAATTTGACTTTGTAGATCTGAAATTGTCCCCTGATTTGTTGTATTCTGTTGTTGTGCAGCAGCTACCTGATTTTGCAAATCATTTTGAACAATACTATCTTGATTTGCCTGATATGCCAGATCGTAATTCTGCAGAGCGCTTAGAGCGGCCGGTGCATTGGCTGGATTTATTTGTACAGCAGTGCCTATAATCCCTCGTACCGTCTCAGGTGTTAAACCGCTCATAGCAAATCCCTACCTTAAGGACAGATTTTGACTGAAGGAATTGGCGTCATGTTCACAGGGAACTGGCGCTTATCCCAGTACCGCGTATCGCGTATCAGATAGGTGTATTGCGCACGATTCACAATTGTAAAGACGACAATGAGCACAAGAATCGCTGTCAACGACCAGAATGCCGTAGAGGAGAGAAATCCCCGTTTGAACAGATAGGTCATAATAATAATGGCACACAGGACAATCAGTATCTGCTGATAGACGAATAGGGTGTCGAGTTTATTGCCGGCATCCCATTGATTGATTTCATTCTGCCGCTTGGCCAGATCGGCATTATAACTCTGCTTTGTGACGGTCATCTAGTTGTTCTGTGGATAAAATCTTACATGGCCTTGTAGATATAGATGAGCAGGCCGAGTGCCGTGATATTTAGGAAACTGTAGAGACCCAGTAGATTGTTCGTGTAGGCGGCCTTTTGCCTCGAATATTTTTCCATCTCCTTGTACAACGTCTCATTTGTTCCCGTGGCACCCGCCTTGGCTGTTTGTGACACGATCTCCAGTCTGTCTTCAACGCCCTCGAGCATGGCCTTGATGCTCAGGGTCAATCTGTTTATATCTGCATTCGGAGGCGTGATTGTAGCGTTATAATATCCGACAACTGTACCTATGTCTACTAATTTACCAAGCAGATTGAGTATGACTGTACTATAGACCTCTACTTGATTTTGATTCACAGTAGGGCTCGTACTTATCGTTACAAATGCCTGTATTGCGGATACACAGAGGCCATTGAAATAACAGTATTCGCTTGTAATATCGTTTACAAAGGCGGTCGTATTGGATTTTGGTACTGCAAGCAGAATTGCAGTACAGGCCGCCGTGGTTAATCGCTTTGTAGTTGAGTTTCGTTCAGCAGAGGAAGAGATTGCTGCAACAATACCTCCTGGATATGCGGCCGATTGATAATCGGATAGGCCATAGCTCGGTATAGCGGTTGGACACAGTGCCATCTGGTAGATCGAGTGTTAAAAAATGAATCTAGATCGTTCCCGTTATATGTAGGGTAGTGACGATGATCGCAGCGACTGCAACAAGAAGAGCGGATGCAATAAAGTAGGGATTTATGAGAAGGAGATAGATCTGAAAGACGATGTAGTTTGATGGAATGAGCTCAAAGGGGCTAAAGGTATAGAAGATGAGGGCGGCAATTCCAATGAACAGGACGGACAGCGCCCATAAGAGGGGGATGGACGCCGGGCGCAGAGGCCGCCCCAGCAAAAAGACTTGATGGTTTGTAACGGTTGAATGGCTTGACCGGAGAAGTTCAAGACGAAGTCGTGCCTCTTTTTCATCTTGCTGCAGCACTTGCAGACTCTGATCGCCTCCGCTCTGAATCTCTTTTATTTTGTTAAACTGGGATCCAACAGGTGTATTCGTATCAATACAGGATCCAATTAAATTGGTATTAAAATCATTTATGTTTTTGTGGAAGCTAAGTAGATTTGTATAATGGTTCGGATTGCCCATTGTTATTCCAGTACAGCTGTCGCCCACTTTTACACCAGTAAGTGCAGGTATGCTTGTCGAATTTGCCCAATTATAATTGGGCGTTCCAGCATATGTATTCGCCGTTACAACTACTGGAGTACAGCTCATCCCTACAGATTAGGGAGAAACAACACGATAGAACTCATAGACGCCCGCAGACAAACTGGGTCTCGTGATCTTGATCAGATTGCCTGGAACACCGCCCAGAAGCCGAACAATGGGATCGTGATGGAATCGGATCATAGGGAACTTCGACTTTGCGATCATATGGTGCTTCTCCATAATTCCCTTTTCGTCTTCGGCCGGCACAATTTCGTGTTTCGGTACCAGAAAGTGCTTCATGGGATTGTTCACGAGCTGATAGATACTGAAGAAACTGACTCGGATGCGCCGTTCCCCGAGCCAGAGTTTGAGAGCCAGTTGATGATGCAGATCGGCCACAGGCTCCATCATCATTACAATTGTTTCGGCAATGGTCTCGTCGGGATAGTCGTTGAAGAGGATGCTCAGCTTCTGGCGACTGAATTTACCATAGCGCACCATGCAGATCTTCGGATCGTCCTCATCCCTCTTTTTCACGGTGAAACTCAGGGAGAAGAGGCCTTCGGGCGTGGGCACGGCGGCCGCAATCTCATCGGGAGAGAGCTTGCGAAAGGCCTCCGTAGCATAGCCGCGCTCCTCGAGAATGTCGAGAAGCGTCAGCCTAGATCGATAAATATCTTCAATGTCACCGAAGTTCATTCCTACTAAAAGGCGATAGGTCTTCAAGCCCCGTCAAATTTAGATAGAGCTGTGCTCCACGCACAGCTCTGAAGGTAAAATGATGGATGGTCGCCCTTCAGGCGACCATCGCTCATGCATTTAATCTTTAGATGTTGGATGTGTTACTAAGCAACGCCTTTAGCCCAGCTCTACTCGAGCTTGCGCACATTGATCACAGTAGAAGGAGGCGGGGGAGGGCCCCCAGGCTCCGAGCCCATTCGATTCACCGTGAAGTTGCCAATGTTGGCCGACGAACGTCGTAGCGTTGCATTCTGCTGAATGAGCGGTGCGGCCAATCCCTGGGCAGCCATGGCCGCAGGACTCGTATCTACATTAATAATGGCGGGGGCAGGATTTGCAACGGCAATTGTGGGAGGGGCTCCTGGAATGGGGGAGGGGAAGAGGCGAGCGGGGGGACCCGGCGGCACTTCCTGCAGAATCACAGGAGGGGGCTGGATCACAACATTCTGATTGGCACGACGGAGAATGGATCGAGGCACTGGTGCTTGCTGCCCTGGTACTTGCACATATTGTTGAACAGTTGGCTGTTGTCCCGGTACTTGCGGCACCAGAACCACCGGCTCATTCTCATCGGCGGCTACCTCTGCTGCAACAGCGGCTAATCCAGGAACAGGTGGCTGGCCAAGAGTAATGACCGACTGATCGCCCGTAACTTCCGTTGCCGCATCTTCATCGGGGATCGGGGCATCTTCCGCAGCCTTCGCCTGTGCTTCCGCGACAAGACGTGCCGATTCAACCCCCATCGCCACCAGGGCATCGAGCGGAATCTGCTGGGTCTTGTCCTCCAATACAGGAATCTGTTCGCTCTGAATGGGCTCCGCGAACACCGGCAACTCCTGCAGCACCTTCGTAATCCGCACATCCGGATCCAGGGGCTTAAAGGGACGCAGCATCTGCGTATCGCCCGTGGTGATAAAGCGGAGCCCCACGTTCATAATGGAGGCCAGTTCCTGTGTCAACACCTTCGTGGCATAGGGCAGCTCCACATCCACAATCTTCCCTTTCTGCCGATGCAGGGGTGGCAGCAGTTCAAAGGTGGCCGCATTATCTCCCACGAAGACGGAGGGGCCATCGCACAACGGACACTGAGAGATGTGGAGCTTCTTGTTCCGAATCGGAATCGTG